TCTGTTCCAGAAGGTTACACCATTAACCACTTCTTGACAGCAACTAACGCATGGTTCTTGACCACTGATGTACCTAATGGTTTGAAGCACTTTGAACGTACTCCACTCCAGAATTCTATGGATGGCGACTTCGATACTGGTAACGTCCGTTACAAGTCACGTGAGCGTTATAGCTTTGGCTATAGCGACCCACTAGGTATCTACGGTTCATACTAATCTAGTATGCTCCACTAAGACCCCGCTCACAAGGCGGGGTTTTTTATTTAGACCACTCTATCAGGTCTTTTTTAATATTTTCTACAACGCTTTCCCAATCTCCTAATTTGGGTTGGTTATAGATTTTAATAGTGGGATACCATGGGCTATCGGTGCGATTTATCATCCAGCGCCAACAAGTATCAAAACGATTCATCATCCATACTTCTTTACCCATAGCAGCAGCTAAATGGGCTGTAGAGGTGTCCACGGCAATAACTAGGTCTAAGTGTGCAATAAGTCCAGCAGTGTCTGCAAAGTCATTTAAATCGCCGGTAAAGTTAATCATATCTTTCCAGCCCAAACAATTGTCAAGTTCTTTCTCTGGCTCTTCACCTTTTTGTAAAGAAAAGTAATCAATATTGTCAAGTTTTAGTGGTAAAAGCTTGGATAAAGCAATGTTGCGGCGTTCATTTACAGCCCATACTTCTGGCTGGTCAGGTCTAAATCCACCGCTCCAAACCAATCCAACACGCTTTTTCTTGTATTGAGAAAGCTTAGGTGTAAATTGCGCTATCCACTCTGGCTTTGCATTTAAATATATGCCATGGGGAATATTATCCATACGAGTCTTAAACGCATATGGAAGACTCATTAAAGGAATATGATAGTCAAAATCGGGTATTTTATCTCCAGCGCCAATAATGGTATCAACACCATCTAACGTAGATAAAAGCCTAACTAATGGCTTTTCAACACCTAAAATAACTTTGGCGCCGATTTCTTTGGCTAGTTTTGCATACCGGCAAAATTGGAGCATATCTCCAAGACCCTGTTCTCCATGAATAAATAATGTTTTCCCAGATAAATCTTGAGAACCGTCATATATCTCTTTTGGCAAAACACGTCTTGGATAAGTTCTACGGTTAAATCGCCACTCATGTTCTTCCCAAGCAGTGTCGTATTTTCCCAACAGTAGTAAACATAAAGAACGATTAAAGCGAGCATCTGCAAGGTTTGGGTCTATCTCTATAGCCTTGTCATAGTCTTTTAAAGCCTCTTCTACACGCATTAAATTTTGAAGCACTAAAGCACGATTATTATAAAAAGCCTCTACACGAGCAGGATTTTGCTTGATTCCTGCGTCATAGTTTGCTAAAGTTTCTTCCATGCGATGCAACTTTTGCAGAGCTATACCTTTGTTGTTGTATGCCTCTGGGAAGTTAGGTTTGTACTTCAAAGCCAAATCATAGTGCTCAATTTCCTCTTCTATCCTATGAAGAGTGCCCAAAACAATGCCTTTGTTATAGTAGGCTTCAGCATAATCAGGTTTAATTTTAGTTGCCCTATCAAAGTCTTCCATGGCTAATTCTGGTTGTTTTAGCTCTTGATACAAGTTTCCACGATTATTTAAAGCCACAGAATGACTTGGAAACAAACTTATAGTCTTGTTAAAGTAATCTAAAGCAGGAATATGGTGCTTTTTCTGTGCCAGCATGACACCCATTAAATGATAGGCATCGCAGTTTTGTGGCTCTTCTTTAATAAGCTGGTCGCATAAAATGGCGCATTCTCGCATTTTTCCTTCGCTAAACAGTCCCATGGCTTTGTGAAGTTTCGCCATGCTGGTAGGCTTAAACATCTTTGAAACAGTATTTTTTTTCATGCAGAAATTTTACTCTAAAACTTGATATTGCTGTAAAGATAGTGTATAAATACAACATCTGGGTAATTACCTATATCAGACTGTCCCAGCAGACAATGCAATGATGGATATAGGAACTTTTGCATAAGGAGCCCATCATGGGACGTAGTACATTTGAAGGTCCAGTTTTATCTGGAACAAATCGTTTTGGTCCGTTGCGTAACGTTGGTTATTCACAATTAGTCCAAAACGTCGATATTGACGTATCCAATACTGTTGCTGGAACATCTACCTATGGTGGTAGTTCTACAGTTTTTGTAGCATCTAATGGTGTTCCTAACGTTGCCGGTACTGTATATGTACCATCCGCTACAGCTAACCCTACAGTTCAAGCCATTCCTGCAGATAGCGCTACTATTGCTTATCGCGGCGCTGTATTTTATCTGCCTACTGGCGCAGACTTGGATGACTGCTTTGTTGACTTAGCTACTGTATTTTCAGTAACTGGTGGTACAGCAACCTTGACTGCTGCATATGTGTATGTATCTAATAACTACACAGTAGCAAGCGCAACACCAACATATTTTGCTACAGGCGCTATTACTACTGTTGGTCGCCAATCTTTAGTCTACTTTTACAGGTCAACAAATTTTGAACCAATCTGCAACCTCTACTGACATCTATCAAGGCGGCACACAACCTAACTTGTCACAAGTAGTGGTAACAATTGCTTTGGTTGGTACAGGTATGAATACTGCTACTAGCTTGGGTGGTCAAGTTAACTTTACCTTGCGCTATACACAGCCAGATAACAACATTGGTACATTGACAACTTACCCATACGGTAACTTTGACTAATTAATCCAAGGGGGATTCGTCCCCCATTAACAACTTAGGAGATTAATTATGACTGGTTCCGTAGTCCAAACAAATAACGTATTAAATTCAATTACTCGTCAGGCTANAACTGAGCCTTTTGATTTACAAGTAGCGCGCGGTCAAATTACAGGCCATAATGCTATTAGTATTTTTGGTTATCAGGCAGCCGTTTCTAACGTAGCTATTCCTATCTGGGAAAATGCTACTGCTTATACTTACGCAACATCTGCTACTACTTTATCAATTGCAAGCTCTTCAAACACTGATGTTTCTCCAGCAGCAGTTTTAATTAATGGATTAGATGCAAACTTTAATCCTATTTCTGAAACAGTTATTTTAACTGGCACCACGGTTGCAACGACCATTGGTAGTTATTTAAGGGTAAACAGTTTATTGATGACCGGTGTCGCAGCAAGCCAAACAGCTAACGTTGGTACTATTACCGCCAAACAATCTACTAATACTCTTGCTCAGATTAACGCAGGAATTGGAAAATCTCAAAGCACTATTTATACCGTACCGAATGGATACAGTTTTTATTTGTCTCTTGCTGAAGTAAATACTTCTAATAGTTATACTAGCGCAAACATTGTTACGTACAGAGTTCAGGCTATTAATAACAATACTGGCGTAACAGCAACCGTATTACAACAGCCATTCGTTTCAATTTATACTGCTAATAGAAGTTCTGAGCCATTTGTATATGCGTCAAGAACAGATATTCAGTGGCAGTTGTCTACTAGCACAACTACAGCTATTGCCGCTGGGGTTATTATTTCCGGCAAATTAATTAAAAACCAAGGCGAGTACGTAGGTTACTAATGGCTAAGACTCCTGCATGGCAACGCAAAGAAGGAAAATCTCCTTCTGGCGGCTTAAATGCCAAAGGTAGAGCATCAGCAAAAAAAGAAGGCATGAATCTTAAAGCACCACAACCAGAAGGCGGTTCAAGAAAGAAATCTTTCTGCGCTCGAATGGAAGGTATGAAAAAGAAACTAACCTCTTCTAAGACAGCTAGTGACCCTGATAGCAGAATTAATAAATCATTAAAAAAGTGGAAATGCTAATGGACTCACTAATGCAATTTTGGAATGCTGGTTTAACGCTAGTTTTAGGTATTATTGGATTCTTTGTTAAAGAAAAGTTTAACGAATTAGACCGTATGCAAGTATTATTAAATAAAACTCGTGAGGAGATGGCGCGAGAATATATTACCAAAACAGAAGTGCGTAGCGATATGGAGCAGATTATCTCCAGATTTGATAAACTAGAAGCTAAACTAGACCGTTTTATTGAGGGTCACAAATAATGCCAAGTGTCTCTAAAAAACAACACAATCTAATGGAAGCAGTTGCGCATAGTGCGAAATTTGCTAAAAAAGTAGGTATCCCTCGCTCTGTCGGTGAGGATTTTGCAAAAGCCGATAAGGGCAAAACTTTTAATAAGGGTGGTTCTATGAAAATGGAAAAAATGGTAAAGCCAAGCTCTATGTCCAAAGACGTAGAAAAAGGCTCTAATAAACATGGTAAATTTGGCGAATCTAAAGTTCAAAAAAGCGGTCATACTAAAGGTAAAAATCTAGGTGATACTGGTCCTAAAGAACCAATTGAAACTGAAAAGAATATGAAGGGCTTTATGAAAAAGTACGCTAAAGGCGGAACTATCATTGGTCAAAAGATGGGTACTGTTAAAACTAATACTAAAGCTAAATTTGGTGATGGTATTGCAGAGCGTGGCAAAACACGTGGAAGAAACGTTTAATCATGCCATACGAAGAAACTAACAAAGAAAAAGCCAAACGCGAAGCCTATATGAAGGCTAATAAAGAACGTGGCATTCGTCAAGAAGCTGAACGCGACTATAAGATGTTTGGAACTACTGAACAAAATATTCCGCAAGTAAACCCAATGGGTGATGCGACTATGCCAGCTTCTGCAGGCATGAAAAAAGGCGGTAAAGTAAAGAAAATGGCTAAGGGCGGTTCTGCTCATAGTCGTGCAGATGGTATTGCACAAAAAGGCCACACCCGTGGCAAATACTGTTAAGGAAAATAAAATGAAAATGGACCATCCACCACTCTCTAAAGATATGGCTGCTGAAGACCATATGATTCACCCAGAGCACATTGAAAAACATCATGGCGGCGACGGACACGCTCAACACCACGAGCATTTTAAAAAACACGCTGCTGGTCATATGTTACACCACGAACACGTTAAAGCAATGTGTGGCGGTGGCATGTCTAAAGGTAAGAAAAAATGATGGCTTCTCGCGGAATGGGTGATGTTAACCCTTCCAAAATGCCTAAAAAGAAGATTATTCATCGCACGGATAATCCGAATGATGTTGACCTTTTTGCTAAAGGCGGTAAAGTTGGACTCTATGCCAATATCCATAAAAAGCAAGCTCGTATAGCTTCTGGGTCTGGTGAGCATATGCGCAAAGTAGGAAGTAAGGGCGCACCAACAAAAGATGCATTTATTCAGTCTGCTAAAACAGCGAAGAAAAAATAATGGCATATACCAGTGGTAGCTCTACATTTAACCTTGACCTCACTGAGCTTGTAGAAGAAGCCTTTGAGAGATGTGGCTCGCAGTTACGCACTGGATATGACCTTAAAACTGCTAAAAGGTCTATTAATCTCTTAACGATTGAGTGGGCTAACCGTGGCATTAACTTTTGGACAGTAGAGGAAATCTCTGTTCCTTTGGTATATGGTCAAGCTATATACCCAGTAGGTGCAGA